TGTGGTATATTTTCTTCTTTGATGCCTGCGAGAATCTTCAGAGTCGCTATACTATCCGTCGCACTCGCTTCACTGAGGCGCACATAGCGAGGTGCATTCACCTTGTACACTGGTGTACTATCTCTATTCTGCACAGTAACACTCGAGAAAGAGACAGTGATGTATTGGCCTTCCTCGACCTTGGCTTCAGTGATGGAACCCACATCCATGTACCACTCATCCTCATACTCCTGCTTTCTATTGCCCATCTTCTTGGCTATGCCATCAGGGAGTGGTCCAGCACCTAGAAGATGGCGGTCCCCTTTGGATGATAGTACGAGCAAATCTACTTCTCTCTTAGCACCTAGGAGAATCCAACGGGGATGACGAGACTCACCCCTCATGTAAGTGGATTCCGCGTCTCTCAATAACACTCTCTGAACACCCTTCTCCTTTAGTAAATCCTTAACGCATTGTTGCAAACCTTCTGAGTCAGTGCGTTTGGTGTTAATAGGGGCAGGTATCAAAACCTCCTCAGTCGCATCGAACTTAGCACGTAGGAGACGAGTCCTGTCCTTGGCCTCCTCGTCGTGGACATCCTCATCACCAGATTTCAAGATGTCAATGATGTGGAGTACATCCATGTCCCATATGCAATCAATCAGGTAGTTCTTATCATAAGCGGCTTTGAGGCCCTTCTTCACCAAATTAGGTAGTGTCACTGCTTGAGCCTCAGAGTCCCAAGCGCGTATAGTGTTCTTCTTCTTCTCTACCATGAGACGCTGGCCCTTGGGCCATGCTGTGGCAATCCAATCCCCTGAGAATCCACGCAAGGATGACAAGTCATCAAGGTCGAATATTCTATGCATTGGCTTGATTGAGATGGGCTTCCCTTCCTTGCCTTTGAGAAGCAGGTCTACATTGGTGAGAACATCGAGGCTGTATGCGATGTCAGTGTAACGCTTGGGAATACCCGCCTCCTGTACGTCCCCTGTATCTGCAGTCTGAAGCGCCGTACTGGAGAGATTGACAGCAGGCTCCCATGACTTCTCGCTCATGAGGTGTCTCTGCACGTTATTAGGATGGGCAGGGTAAGCAGCCTCCCTAGGTTCACCTACTCTGACATCAGGTATCTGCCCGTCTTTCATCGTGTAATGCAAGTTAGGATTTGATGTACGACCCATGCCACTCCTGACACCTGATGAGTCATAGATGGAGGCAGGCTCGAAATCATCACCTATGGTGAGGGGGCCTATCTTATCTCTCTCTTTGATTTTACTAGTCCCCGTCTTAGGTTTCGGGTTGTGTTGGTACAAGTCAAACAAATCAGCCAAGCCGTTGTACGCAGTCAGATTCTTAGCAGCAGTGTCCCCAGCATGGGTAGCCTGCGGGAACCTACTAGGCACTCTCAGTACTCTACCTTTCTTATCCACACTCATAGCGATTTTCGAGTCTTCTGAGTCATCATGGACTAATTGAGCGACTTTCATTAGAGCGTTGTATTCAATCCTAGCCATGTTATTGCCCTTATGCCTGAACCCAGTGATATCACTAGTGTCATCCTCTGGGTCCGCTCTCCTAATGCTCCCCGCACCGACGTAATCCTCCAAGGAATCAATGAAGTTTTTCTTAGTCTTGTGGTTCTCGAGTCTAGCCAGAGCAGCCCTAGCGAGGCCCAAATCAGCCTTGCCCATTCTATACTTCTTCTGTATATCATCATCGTAGTGGTTCTCCAAGTAGTGCCCGATGAGGTCCAAGCCAGATACTCTCTCAGCACCAACGCCTTTGAAGGCTCCACGCATTCGCTCTGCCGCTTCCTCACTACTAGACTGCTCATAGTCGGGTGTGGACCAATGCTCACGAGTTGTGGGGTGAGCGATGTTATGAGCGAGTCTTGTATCCCCTAGTTTCTCCATCTCCTTGGAGAGTTTCTCACGCCATGACTGGTCATGGGAATGCACCAAACGCTCAGCGATTGGGAATAGGGAATTGACATTATCAAAACCTTGCTGGTCTTCTGAGAACTGCTCTGCCAGTGAGGGGTCTTGTGCGATGTAGTATTTCTTCAAGGCTTGAGCGATGACACCGTAATGCTCCGCACTGTCTAGGAGTTGCCTCGCCATACTATATATCGCCCCTCTGTCTAGAGGAGCGTACTCCCCTTGAGTTAGGTCATAGCCATTGGTCAAACCAGCCTCCTCACTGTAGGCATGCTCTATCATTTCCTTGGTCTGCAGGTCTATGGCCTCTTGGAGAATGTGCCAACCCATGGAATCTGGGTCTTGCCTGCTCTGGATGCCTTTCATGCGCTCTATATGGTCTCGTGCCTGAGAAACAGCATGGCGACCGAGGATAAAACCTGGGGGTGTTTTGCCACCTCGCCCTCCCATACCAGACTCATCCATTTGCACGTCCCCTAGTTCTTGGAGCATTTCCATCACGGTCCCATCCCCCCCGTCTACTGTCATGGATTGTTGCCCACTAGCAGGTACCTCGCCTATGCCAAGAACTTCCATCATATCCAGAATCGCATCGTTAGAAATAACGTAATGAGGGAAATTGTCATGGTACGAATGCTGTGTATTCCCTGGTTCGGGGTTCCCTACATCAATACCTCTCAGGCTATCTGAAGCCCACTCAGCCCATTCCCTAGCCACAGGGTCTAACAAAGGCAACTTGTCATAATTCACCATGTTACCTGTTGGTTCCCATCCATCTTCTAAGTCATACTCCTCTGGAGCGATTTCTTCCAGAACTCTCCTCACATCATCATCGCGGAGCGTGCCATCGCTCTGCCTCCTTACATGCTGTTCGAGGAATTCCCTTATCTTACTCGCATTCGCTCCCTGTACACTATCTCCTCTTAGTTCACTCATGCTGATTAACGCATCTCGCACGTCCTTCAAGGTGCCAGTAGGATAACCAGTCTGAAATGCCGGACTATATGGGCGGATGATTAAGTCCTCTGCCGTCTTGTCAGTGCCACCTTGGTTATTCACCTCGTCCAGCATCTCCTCTATGTTACGATAAGCACTCACCCTGTGCCCGTTTTGTTCACCTGTAGGCTCCAACCCATGGAGGACATAGTTACCGATTGAATCATCCCACATACCCGTAGGTAACTCCCAATAGACTTGGAAGGTATCATCAGCGCGTTCGAGAACCCCATCCGCGAGACGGTTCACGCTACCATCCTCATTGAATGGGTCCTGCCCATTGACGTAATGAGTGAGGCCAGCAGCATCAGTCAGAAGATGTAGCGGTAGGTCTGCGAGAGGTGCGTCTTCGTCTAGTAGGGCAGGGTCGGTGGCACCGCTACCATGCCCGCCCTGATTAGCCTCGTAGACGAGGTGGTCGAGGAAGCCTTGCACTCCAAGCCTCCTCATTGTCTCAAACAAGTCATGGTCATCCAGGCTCTCGTTGTTCATTCCGAACATGAGTTGTAGCAAAGCGTACATCTGGCGGGAGTCGCTTAGGTCATGTTGACTCTCTTGTGCATAGGAATTCCCATGCTTCATACCACTCTCACCTAATTTCTTCCGACGATTAACCTCATCTGTCTGATGCGCTCCATCCCCTAGGCGTACTACCGTCTTCCTATCACCTGCACCCTTCTCAGCATCCTTGCGTTTCTTGTGCTCCCTAGACTTGTTCGCTAGAGTGGGGGAGTGGGAGAAGTCCAGACCCTTGTTCCCACGTGACCATATGCTACCAGACATCGCTGGCTCGTTCTCCATGCCGTCCCATAACCGTATGCGGTCACGAGGTAGTAGAGAGGAGAAGAAAGGACCTGTGCTGACTTCAGGGCTAAGACTACTAATAGAGTCCATACCCATGATACCACTCGCTTTAGGAGCGTTGAACTCTTTCCCACTCTCATCTGTCCATGATACCTTCCCTTGCAATGGGAGCGGTATTGACAACTGGTCCCAGTATTCACGGGCACGGTCTGAATCCACTACTCTCCTCTCTAAATCCTTATCAGATTTAGTCCCATACTCACTACTTTCCCAAGTGTCCTCGATTTCTGGTATCTCTGCCATTTGAGTCATGAGCCCATCCAGCCACTCATGCCAGAACATCATCACATCTACTGGTTGCAGGTTCAAGCCACCACCTTTGTTATGACGATGATAGACATCTGTGAAGGAAGGAGAACCGTCTGGCATGAGAGCGCTACGATGAGCATGCATCCCATCATTAGTCCGAAGGTCATTGCGAGCGAACTTGCCAACCCTCGTGAAGGCTTTATCGAGTATTTTCTTCGACTTGTCATCGAACCCATTAACACCGTTCTTGGCCCAGGCGTTGACTAATGTTCTATTCAAGACAGGCTGGTCTTCCGCTGCATCATGATACCGCCCATACTGGTCAGGGAGATGACCCCTGTCATCAGCCATTACTTGGAAGAGAGTCAGGCCTGATGTACGGTCCTTGTCGAAACGAGGGCCTTTACCACTCTTGTTCTCATAATAGGACTGCGAGGGCCGAGCATAGGACAATGCAGTCATCCAGTTTCTACTGTCTATATCAGGCTCCTCGATGTCACCATAGTATTCAAAGGGGAATTGCTGAGTAGCCTGTAGGGCATGACGTGTCATCGGACTGGTAATCAAGGCCTGCATTCTCTGCTCCCAGATACGATGGAGAAGACCACGCGCGTTCTCAGCACCTGCTAGCATTGAGTTCTTCTCTGGGTCTTTGGGGTTCACACCTGGAATCTCCCTGTAATCCCCACTGACCCACCAGCGTAGCACTTGCTTGGCATCCTCTGGGGGGAGTGCCTCCAACCCTAGGAGTTGTGGGACCAAACCCAAACGAGGTGTTCTCCCGTCCCAGTTCAGTCCGAGCAATGATTCCCCCTTATCCTCATCGAAGGCACCATTCCCGTCATAGGCCTCATCGAATATCCTCTCTTCGGGTATTCCCTCATTACGTAGTATGAGATGCTCTACGAAGTCATCACGTGAGCCTTCCTTCCCCCACCTCTTCTTGCATTCCTCATTCCACAAACCAAAACCGTGCAGGAATAGGTCTTCCAGACCTACACCATTATCCCCGTAATGACCATACTTCTCAGAGTGAGGATGCTTGCGATGCTTTCTCTCCCAGGCCTTCATGGCATCATCGATGTCTCGAGCCTCCCCACCCTCACGGTAGAGGTCTCTCATGATAGCCCTGAAACTATCACGCTGCTCTAACGGAATGCGGTTGATGGGATGGTCTCTCACTGTCTCATCGTGAGCACCGTCCCTTTCTTCCTTGGGGCTGCCCTGTACAAAAGATGGTCTTCTACTTGGTTCAGGGCGAGCACTGTAAAGAGTATCAATCAAGAAGTCTGGGATATCACCTCTGGCATCAGCAGAGGCAGTGCCATCCTCACCTGCGTTTTCTCTTAGATGCTGCTCTAGCAAATCCCTGAGTGTCATGGGCCCTTTAGACAACCCATACATCGTATCTTTCCCCCTGGACTGACCCTCCCAATTCCTCTTCGCTCCCTCCGACCTCCAGCCAAGCATCCACTCTGGAACTTCATTCATTAGAGTGGAGGAGGCGTAGAAGGGACGCACAGAACGCCAAGTCTTCCCTGCTGTCATCTGGCGACGGAAGTTCTTACTCTCACTCTTACTCGTTGGGCGTGCGCGTTGCTTTGTTTCCCGCCCTCTTTGCCTGTCCATCCTCCTCTGTGTTATCGTCTGTGATTTCCTGCTACCACTCACCCCTGCATCCTTCAACAGGGTAACTGCTTTCACTACTGCGGGATTCTCAGGCAGTGTAATACCATGATTCTCAAGATTCAAGAGTGAGAGGTAGACCTCTGCAGCGTCTTCTATATCACCACTCTTGGTGAAATTATCCTTCGCTCTCAGATAGAATTCGTAAGGCCCTTCTTCATACACACAGACACCAGCCTCACATCATAGGTGGGCCGCCGCCGCCACCCATTGGTGGCATACCTGGAGGGGGTCCTCCTGCACCTGGGGGTCCTCCACCACCCATTGGTGGTTTTGGCATTGGGAGTTTGGGCTTCCCATCGTCTGTCTTATCCACTAGTTCATCGACTAGTGACTTGATTTTCTCACCTAGGGCTTCAGCGTCATCGCCGTCTTCCATGTCCATCTTAGGTGGACCCATTGGAGGGCCTCCAGGCCCATCATCCATGCCAGGTGGTCCGTCAGGTGGTCCGTCAGGTGGTCCGTCAGGCCCACCCATAGGTGGCTTCTTACCACCAAGTAGGTCCATCAACCCGGCTTTCTTCACACCTACGCTCTTCATGATTCCACCAGCATTGTTCTCATGTGCTGATAGGGTCGAACCTGTTTGGTGTGGGTTCGCACTAGTATTGAATGAAACGGTCTCGCTGAGTGCACCCTTGTTCGCAACTGTCTCTATCCCCTCCTCGACTTGGTTTTGATTGGTCCAGTAATGGCTCATTCTAGCCTCTTCGACACCAGTGATATTACGCATCTGCGAATCGTCTTTCAGTTCTGCGACCTTCATGAGCATCTCCTCCATGTTGTTCGCTTTCTCTATCAATTCATCCACATCAGGAGCATGCTCCCCCACATTTACTCTCATTGGTTTCATATGTCCACCGGCCTTCCTTCTACTTGCGCGGCCTCGTTGGCCATCGCGTGAATCGATTCCCAGTCCATCTCATGCCAATCGGCATTAGACTCAGGCATACCACCTACTATCACACCATCGATGGCTATGGCTGCCTTCTCGATAACCTCGTTCCTCTCTCCCCTGAGAGGGTCGCCCCAGACATCACTGGTAGCAGGCGTGACCGCTTTGATGAATCCAGCCTGCTTCAAGAGTGACTCTGGATTGCTTACCATGCTCTTCAAAATGCTATTCTGCTCCTTGAGCACGTCTATGTCACCGTCCATGCGCTCCATCTTGGTGATGAGCACGTCTACGAGGGCAGTGACCTCCTCCGACATCAATCAACCCTCTGTCCGAAACCATGTTGTGGGCGCCAGTTAGACTGGATGCCGTCAGGACCGATATATCCTGCTGGTCTATCACCCTTGATAATTGCACCTTGGTCCTTGAATTCCATGACAGGGGCTCCCCCTGCATAGAGGTCATTAACTCCTAGGGCCTTGTTACCGTCAACCTCAGACTTGTAGATTGAGGTGACGTCCTCAGATAGGTAGTCACTGGTTTGTGCTATGGACCTGAGGAACTGCTGAGCAGCCACCAAGTCGTTGTTTTCTAGTGCGCTCTTGAACTCTCCGATGGAGGTTTCGAGTTTCCTGACCATCGGGTCGAGTTTAGCAATCGTGTCCGACATGTCCCTTCGCATTGCCTACCACCTCATTAAACTATTGCTGGAAACTGTTGTGGTCGTTTTGGTTGCCAAGAGGGTCATTCGCAGTCTCCATAGCATCCTCCACTGCCTGCATGGCTTGCTCCAAAGGAGATTTCTTCTTGCCTCTCTGGTTCTTCGTCCTCTTAGGAGAGCCAGACATGTGAGTGTCCGGGCTGACCGGGGCAGGACCGTTATTCCGCTTACCAGTACCCTCACCTAGACCAGCAGCCTTAGCGATACCAGGTGGTGGGGCTCCTCCCGGAGGTGGTCCTCCCGGAGGTGGTCCTCCCGGAGGTGGTCCCCCTTGGTCTGGGGGTGGTGGTGGAGGGCCACCTCCACCTGGTGGGGGTTGCCCACCTGGCTGTGGTACCCCCGCAGGTGGTGGTGCTGGGTTGGCTTGAGCCTGTTGAGCCTGAGCCTCGAGTTCCTCAGGTGAGGGTACACGATACACGAACCGAATGTCACGACCCGCGTCTTCAGTCAATTCAGGCTGGAAGCCAAGAGCCTGCATCCTCTGAGCGATATTGACTTCCATCTCATCCCTGCGGAGTCGAGTGACGTCATCCTCCTCCTCGTTCGGTCTAAGAGTCAACTCCCAATCAGTGGTCCCCATCTCCCCTAGCAATCTAGGGAACAACTCACGAGAATACAACTTCTGCCCATATTCGACTGCCCTGTTGGTCACGAGTATCTGCAACCCCTCGTTATTGAGGCCACCTCCCTTCCCTGTGTCCATCATGAAGACATTGGACACACCGTAGAATGCTGCTATCCTCATACGCAGTTCATCCCTGACCTGACCGTATTGCATCTCATCCAGGGAATCCATGAATCTCACGAACTCGACACGACCCCTACCCGTCGCGGATTCGATACCGACCTTGGGGATGTAGTTCGGGTCACGCTCCATCTTCTCCTCAGCGCCCTTCCAGAAGGAAGCAGTGGATTGGATGTTGTCCGTGGTAATAGCGAGAACACCTCTTGGTATTCTCCTCTTCTGATAAGCGAGATACATGTAATTGTCCATGGCTGCAAGAGTCATTGCTTGTCGCCACATTGTAGCGACAGGGCTCCTACCATAGAGTTTCGATGGATTGAACTTGGATAGGTGCAGAACCTCGCCATCGATGTAATACTGGGTCTTACCAGAACCAGCGGTATTGATGAAATGCACATCTTGTAGTTCTAGACCACAAGTCTCACATTCATTGTGGTCCCCTGTCAATGGGTAAGTACGGTCCCTGTGCACAGGGCATATGAGATAGCGTCCACCCCTCACACCCTTCTTGTCTGATACTAATCGGATGAAGGTGGGGTCACCCCTGAGGATTTCCTTGACACGGAAGAACTCTATCTTCCCGTCTTCTGGGTTCATGTAGTATTCCTTGATGAGGATGAGGAATGCATCGTCTACGACGTTCAAGTCCCACTCAATCTCCCTCAATACATCGGTGAAGGACTGGTCCATGGAATTGCGTTGCTCAGTGAGCCATCGAGGATATATGACTTGGTCAGGGTCTGGGGTCTTCATTTCCTTCCCATTGCAGAAGTGACACTCATCCACGTCATGCTGATACTCCTCGGAGCATGTGAGACACTTCTTGTGGAACTTCTTCTTCCAGTAGTGCCCACGCCGGAAAATCTCCTGAGAGAGTGTGTTGAGAGTCGTTCTGAGGATGATGCTCTCTTGCACGGTGGCATACAACGCCGGAATGCTGACACCTTGGACTAGAACTGGTTCTTGTATCCCAGCCTTCCATAGAGGCATTATGGGTTCAGGTGTCGTCTTTCTACGGAAGCGGTCTGTCAAACCACTCATTAATCGACCTAGTGGGCCCTTCCTCTCATCTGCCATCAAATATCACCTAACAATCTACCCGCATCATCAACTAGTCTTAGCATCTCCGGGTCCTCTCGGCCCCATGAGGTGACCTCTCGTTCATCAACATTCCAGTCATCTAGTAGTTCTTCAGCCTTTACATCACGCCAATTCTCCCACTTCACTAGACGGTACAAGTCATCCCTGCGCTGCTTGACCAAGTCACTGGTGCGGCCTCTCAAGTCCAACAACTCAAGCACGCAATCAGCCTGCTTAGTCTTCAGCCTGAGATGTGGGCGCGTCTTCTGCAGCAATTTCTGCAAGTCGTCTTTGCTATAGAACTGCAAACGATGCTGGCTCCTCCTGCTGTTCTTGTGTAATTTCAAATCCACCTGCAAAACGCCACAATCCAGTATCTTATGCAACTGCTCGCAATGTAGTCGACCTCTGTCTCCAGTAGCGATGATTCCAGCACGTGGTTCACCTCGCTTGGTGATAGTGATATAACCATCAGCGTCAAGGAACCCAGCAGTGTAGGCCCACGGGTCCTTCAGAATGAGATGCCTGTCTACAGTGGACTTCTCCCAACGCGATGTGTTCTTGACGATATCGAAGTCGTCCCCATGCATCTTCAGAAGAGCCCCTAGTCGTTGTGTGGACAAACCAGTATTTCGACCATCATGCTCATGTATGTGGTGTAGTATAGTGCGTGAATCCATTGCACCGAACTCACCAATGACATGTGACGCTGCTTGTAGCCATACTACCTCCTTCTTAGTGAGATTATCAGATTGGTGTAATGTGTTCCTCCACATCTTCTTAGATTCGTCCCTGCTCGTTAAAGCCTGCACCCATAGAGAGGCTTGCTCATCTGAGAACTCACCAGGGACTTGACTCAGTTTAGTGATGATGTCATTCGCATTCTCCCATTGGAGACACGCTTGCTTTAATGATACCTCTCGAGCGATGCCATGCTTTCTCAGAGATTTGAGATTGCGCTCATTCAAGCCTAGGTTCTTAACAGCGTCTAGATGGTCACCAGTCCAAGGCAGCGAGGAAAGGACGCTCTCTATCTCCATCTTCTTCATGCCCCTAATCAAATCAATCGCGCTGTCTATCTCCTCTCGATATTGCTTATGCACACGCCTCTTATAACGCAGGTCTTTTACCATCTGGTTGGCATCCTTATCAAAGCGAGAGTTGAACCACCCATCAGTATCTAGCAAGACTGGGTCCAGTTTGGGTGTGGGTGTTTCCATGACAGGCTCTCTCTTCTCGACCTTGTAATTCTGGATGACTGGATTATTGACTAATTGCTTCATGACCCAGTCTCTATCAGCATCCTCGAAGGTATGTACCCCGTCGAAATCATCACCGAGTAAATCACTAGCCCAACTCAATCTATCAACCCCGACATCAATGAGTCCAAATCGATGATACGCTCACGGAACTCAGTAGTAGCCCAGTTACCCAGAGCGAGGGCTATGGCGAAGTCATCGTGACGAGCGATGCTGTCCAACTTACCCTCCTTGCTCATACCAAACATGATTAGTTCGTGCTCCAGTTTGGAGATGAGTTCGCGGGACCTCTCGTCCCCATACGGTAAGCGAATCTGCTCTCGCTCGAAGCGAAGGACCAGACCCATAAGAAGGCTTTCACGCCTCTGTTTCGTACTGATGAAAGTCTTGATGGGAAGGTCAGTGTCCGCACGTAGTTCTGTCGCGAATACACGCTGGAAGTGGTTGGCCTCCAACTCGATGACCTCAGGGCGGAATTTGGTATTCAGACGTTGTATCTCCATTATCTGAGTCCTGAAATCCATGGCCTTGCGCCGTATTACATGAACGAGTTCCAGAGTCTGTGGTGCGTCAGACGGTCTACGTAGTACTAGCATGACGGTATAGTCAGCCTGCCTGTCAGAGGAGATAGCAGGGTCCCAACCGATGAAGTACTGACTGTCGTCGTCCTTCGGTCGTCTATCCATCAATGTGAGATTCGGCTCCTTGCATGCATTGACCACAGTGGAGGGAAACAGGCTGGACATGTCGTCCATGGGCTCACAGAGGTACTCACGAGTGAAGGCGATTGCAGGCATGTCCATCCTCCGTGCATCCAACGCCTCCAAGGACCATCGCCATGGCCAGAGGGGTTCTCCCTTCTCATTGATGGCGGGATAAGTCTCGACTAGGTAACCATCCCTTCTCTCCAACTCTGTGTATAGGTCAGTGGGAGTGAATGGGGTTCCCACGACGCACAACTGCGAGGTGTGGTGAAGCGTAGGAACCAGAACCTCATAGAACCAAGAGGCCACACGCTGCAGTTCAGTGTCCGTGGTCCCCCAGAGTATGTCATCCAGCAGAATCAGGTCCGGGTGAGCACCTCTGACACCACCACCGACTGACTTAGCGTTGATTCTAGAACCGTTGGTGAAACCGAAGAAGGTCTTGGACCAAGCATCCTTGTCCTTCATCTTGGACAGCATGGGGCTAGACTCAATCAAGTCATTGAGACCCCTCATGTGCCTGATGGATTGGTCTAGGCTGTGACTGAAAATCATCGTATCCAGACGAGGGGTGAATATGACCTTCCATAGCAAATAGCCAAGGAACAAAGTAGATTTACCATGGTCTCGAGATGCTTTCACGCAATACCTATTGTGAGTGTTGAGATTATGGAACCACTTGGCGTGATGGTCAGCCAACTGCCAACCGAGTATCTCCTCGAAGAAGAACTTGAAGTCCTTCTTTGACATTTCCCAGTCTATATCTTCTATGACTTGAGGGACCTCATTCGACACACTCACCACACCCCACCATGGAAAGTACCGAATGCTCTATCGAGAGGTGAGAGTGATTTCTTGAAGAGTTTCTCCTGATGGTCCACCAAGGACTGCTGCCAAGCGAGTTGAAATTGCTCTCGTTCTTCTGCAGGCAACTTCTCAAATGCTGGTTGGATATGTTTCATGGCCTCTTTGAAAGCAGGGGTGTTTTGAAGCGCCTCCTCCATCGACGCCATCATTTGCTTTTGCTCTTCGTTCGGCACACTGAAATCGATATCCTTGAGCATGGACCGGAGTTCTGTATTATCGAAGATTTTCTCCGCCAATGTGCCATCATGCACGCTATCAAGGGCAGTAATGGTTTCTGGTGCGAGGTTGTATTTAGCATAGCGACTCTCACTCTCAGAGTTCCCTGCTTTACTCTGCTCGTATTGAGCCTTTAATTCGTCCATGCTCAGGACCTTTTTGTCAGCGTCAGCCTTCACCTCTCCCCCGGCTTTTTCCTTCCCAGTACCAATTTTCTTATCCCTCTGGACTTTAATTGCGTTCTCCT